CGACGGCATCCTTGGCCGGGTCGCGGGTCGCCTCGATCCGTGCCAGGGATTCGGCCACGCGCACCGACTTGCCGTCCTCGGTGAGGACCAGGCGGTCATCCTGCCGGAGCTGGCTCACCCAGGACCGTGCCCGGCCGATCAGGCGGGCGAACTCGGCGAAGGTGGCGGTGGCGGGATATTCAGTCATCCCACTACTGCCCCTTTCTTGTGGCGAGAGGGAGAAAGAAAGACGCGCGCGCGAACGTGCGTCATCCCGGGGCCGTGTGCGGGTGCCGCGGACACATGCCGCACGTCCGCAACCCGCGCCACGCTTGGGTTGTGCGGCATGTGCGGCATGTGCGGGTACATTCCCGTGTGAAGGAAAGCTGTTTGACTGGGTCGAGGATGGGAGCCCGGCCGTTTCGTGCCTGCGCGTACGCGGGGGGATTCTTGCCGCACATGCCGCACAGCGTTGATTTGCTTGCGGTTGATGCCGCACAAGCTGCCGCACTGGATTCCGCACGGGGCGGTAGATGGCGCACTAGTCGTCATCGCCGCCTCCCCGGTGTTCGTTGCGGTAGACCTTGAGCGACCTCTCGAAGGTGTCGACGCAGTTGCCCAGCCAGTTGCCCTCGCTGGTTCCCTCGGGCGGCGCCGCCAGCGGTGGAATCAGGAACCCGTGGGGTCCCTTGACGCCGGCGCCGGTCAGGTAGCGGGCGCGCTTGGACGCGACGCGGTGCTTGTGGGTGAGCGCGTGGACCAGCCGCGGCATGGGTGCCACGTGCAGGTTCAACCGACCGCACCAGGTGCGATAGGCCTTGAAGACCTGCTCGCTGAGCGCCGGCGCGTAGGGCACGCCGTCGACGTCGCCGCATTCCCAGGCGTAGAAGAACCGGGACGTGCTGTCGAGCGACTGGTCGATCAGCTCGGCCTTCGCGTTGGACCAGGGCGGCTCGACGCCCTTGCCGAAGTCCTTCAGGTCAAGATTGAGTAGGTAGTCGTGCAGCGCGGCGACGCCACCGTCGGCGATCTCCTGGTACACGCTGCGATAGAACTCCTTCGGGAGTTTCTCCGGCGTGTAGATGACGGCGTAGCGGCGGTCGTCCTCCTCGAGGACGACGGGCACGGATTCGTTGGAGAGGAACACGCCGTTGGCGTGGTTGTCCTCGTACCAGGCGGCCATGTTCTTCGGGTTGATGCGGATGCGCTCGCCGCTGATCAGCACCTTGAGCTTGTTCTTGACCTGGTACAGCTCGGACCGCGCGACGACTTCGTCGGCGATGAAGAACAGCAGCCGGCTGAAGCAGTCGTTGAACTTGTCTTCGACGGCGGCCTGGTCGAGCACCTGCCCGTAGCGGCCGTAGATCTTCGCGACGCACTCGAAGAAGGTGTTCTTGCCGGTGCCCTGTGGGCCATGGATCACGACGCTGCTGTTGAGCTTCGCGCCGGGATGCTGGATGGGATATGCGATCCAGCACAGCAGCCAGCGGTGGAGCTGGCTGCGCATTGGCTCCGGCTCGCGGCCGGTCATGTACCAGAGCAGCTCCAGCAGGCGCTCGCACTTGCCGGCCTTCGGCGTGGTGGGCCAGCCCATCCACAGGTTGCACTTGATCTGCGGATTGCTCCCCTCCGGATCGAAGCCGACGTGTTCGATGTCGACCACGCGGCGATCGGGGTGCTCCATGTAGGCGCGGTGGAGCTCGCGCCGCAGGCACAGGTCGCGCATGTCGGACAGCGACACCATCTTGTGCAGGCGGTGGTCGAAGACCGTCGCGTCCTGCGCGTAGACCAGCGAGTAGCGATCGACCAGCTCGTCCAGGCTGTCGATCGGTCGCAGCGCGTCGCTCCCCTCGCCCGCCGTGGTGGTGTTGTTCGCGCGCGCAGAACCCGGTCGCCAGCGAAGGTCCGTGAGGCGGGTTTCGATCTGGGCGCGGACGGCGGCGAGGCCGCCCATGGCGTGGAGGTCGTTGAAGTCGGTGAGCTTCGAGCCCTTGTCGACCCAGGCGGTGGCGCGCTGGGTGCGCTGGTCCTCGGTCCAGTCGGGCACGGTCCACGCGCCCTTCGTGGCCAGCGCGGCCGCGCTCGCCGCGGTCACGCCGGTGTTCACGCGCTGGTGCGGTTCGCCGCAGCTCGGGCAGTCGGGCCCGCGCACCTGGTCGAGGTTGAGCTTCGCGCCGCAAGCGAGGCACGCGGCGAACGTGTCGTCGTCCGCGCAGTAGAGCTGCTTGGCCCTCGGGTAGCGCTTGGCCAGCGCTTCGCCGACCGGCTTCATGTTGCCGGCGTCCCAGGCGACGGCGACCGGGAGCTGCGTGGCTTCGTGCAGGGACGCCGCAGTGGCGTAGCCCTCGGCAATCAGCACCACCCAATCCGGCCGGCCGATCAGGTGATAGTGGCCCGTCTTCGCCAGGCCCGCCGGCCAGAACTCCTTGTCGAGCTTGCGCTGTCGCGCGCTCGGTGCGCGGATGATCTGCAGGCCGTGGATCCGTCCGCTCCCATCGCACATCGGGATCGCGAGCCCACCGCCCGGGCCGACCTTGAGGCCGTGAGCGCGCACGCCCTTGCGCACCAGGTAGGGGTGGTCGTCGCAGTTCTCGGCGCTCAGCTTCGCCCAGGTCTTCGCCGCGACCTCGGCCGCGCGTGCGGCGGTCGCCTTGCGGTGCGCCTCGGCCGCGCGCTTGTCGTCGGCCAGGCGCTTGCGGAGCGCGGCGCGCTCCTCGTCCGTGATCTTGTGCTTGCGCAGCTCGACGCGCTGCGCGTTTTCCTTGGCCCCGCGCCAGACACCGAAGCTGCCGACCAGCAGCAGGTCGCCGCCGGCGGACCGGTGCTCGGTGAGCTTGTACCATCCGCGCTTCTCGCGATCGCCCTCGACGCGGCACCGCTGGATCCGGCCGGTGACGATGTGGTCGACGATCAGCCCCACGCTGTGGAGCTGGTCGAGCACGTCGTCGTAGTTCGCCCAGGTCATCGGCGTTCAGTAATCTGGCGGCTCACTGCCTACCCAGAAAATGCGCTCTAGCGACCCGCATGGGTGGAAGCTGGGGAAGGACCCGCTACCGGCTCAGACGTCGACGAGTGTTCAGTTGCGCGCGCTTCGCGGTTCTGTCCCGCTGGGGAGATGGGGCGGCACTGGTCGTCGAAGAGGTCATGCTGGGCTCGGGGTCGTGGGCGGCGCGCTGCGGCGTAGGCCTGGGCGCGCTCGCTGTCAGTCATGGGGGATGCGGTCTCCAGCGCCTGGAGCGCTGTCGCGCACAGGCGGAGGAGGCCGGATCGGCTCACCGGGTCTTGGCCTTGGGTATCTGCAGGCCGGCGGCGTGCATGAGGTTGCTGAGCTGTGCGATGGCGTCGGGCAGTGCAGCCAACGCTGAGGCCTGGAGTAATGCCGGATCCTGGAGGAAGCGCGACGCGATGTAGCGCGCCGGGGTGAGGTCTTTGAAGCACTCCATGTAGCGCTCGACCACGTCGGTCGGCAGCGCACGGTCACCGGCCAGCATGGCCGAGAGGTTGGATGGGGCCAGGTCCAGCTCAGCAGCCACGCGCCCTAGGCCGTGCGCGTAGATGCAGGTGGCCACGCACTCCCGCAGGTCGCGGTAACGGGCCGCAATGCCGGGTTCGAGGGACAGCGCCATCTGGTTCATGGGAATGCCTGGTCCGAATCGTTATCAGCCGTTATCAAGGGGTGGCCGCACGATGCAGCCATGGACAACCACCACGCTCAATCAGAAGAGGCGACCCCCGGTGCTACGCTGCGGGTGCCACCCAGCAGTTCACACCGGAGGTCGCCATGGCCGTTACCGTTGCTGTCCCATGCCCGAAGTGCGGCAAGAAGCTGCTCGAACTCGGGGGTCGGGCAAAGCCGAAAGGCACGATCAAGTGCCCGTCCTGCGGCGTGCTGGTCGACGTCACCGCACTCGGTGACCTGGACCGCAATCTCCGAAAGACCAGCGACGCGATCTCGAAGATCGGCCTCAAGCGTTGAGCCCTTCTGTTGGACCAGGGCAACCAGCTCCTCGAGCTGGTCGATCAGCTCGCGACTGGCTGAGACCTTGATCGTGGCCACCCCTGCGACGGCCATGGGATCAGGCCGCCTGCTCGGCGGAAGGGGCGGACTGCGGTGCCGGGGGCGGGCCGAAGATGTCGGGCCGCAGGTGGTGCACCGTGACCTTGCCCTCGGTCGCCGCTTCGATCGCGCGACACCGCTCAGCCGGGGGAACACCCTTGACGACCCATTCGTGGACCGACGGAGGCTTGATGCCCAAGAGGTCGGCGAGCCGCTTCTGGCTGCCGATGATGGCGATCGCACGCGCGAGGGCGGTTTCGTTCGAGGCGTCCATGGGGATGCGACGTTAGGCCGCGCCTAAGCCCATGTCAAGAGGCACGGCCTAAGCTCCCTCGGATTACGATTAGGCAATGGCTAATCTGCCCACCACTCTCGGGGTACACGCGCGCCTCTCCGAGGCTTGCAAGCTGGCCGGGGTAAAGCACCCTGGAGCGTGGCTTTCTCGAACCATGAGCGTTGCTGCGGCCACTGCCTCCCAGTGGCTCAAAGGCGAGGTGGTCCCAACGGCAGACAAGGCGTGGGTGTTGGCGCGCCTTCTTGGCGTTCCCTTCGGCTGGCTCTACTTCGGCGAGGGCTCTGGGGAAGCCCTTGGCCACCAGGTCAAGGACAGCACGCCCGGATACA